TCTCATTTGAATCGTGGGTGTACGCAGCAGCGATGCTCAATGCGCAGGCCGCATCGAGTGTCCCTCTGCGTTTATATGTTCGTGCAGATGCGCAAGGACCGCAGAAGTTTTGGCGCACTCGCAAGGTGTCTCGTGCACGCAAGGCGTATCTTTTAGGCGACAGTGAGCGCAAGCCATCGCCGAGCGTGATGAAGTCGGCTGCAACTGCAGGCGATTTCGAGGAGGTCGTTGATGCGCATCCGATCCTCGAGTTGTTGCGCAAGGCAAATCAGTACGAGGACGGCTTCTCGCAGAGCGTGATGCGAATGCTGTACATGGAACTGTGCGGCAATGCATATTTGCATGTCATAACCGACAAGGCTCTCGGAGTGCCATGCGAACTGTTCACCGTCCCGGCGCAGAATGTGACGATTATGCCCGGCAAGACAGAACTGGTCGAGGCGTATCTGTACGGCACGGATCGAAACTCAATGCAGCGGTTTGAACTCGACGAGATCATCCACTTCAAGCGACCCAACCCACGAAACCTCTACTACGGGCTTGGCAAGGTCGAGGCTGCATACGGAGCGATTCAACAATCGCAAGCAGCGCACATTCAAGACTTGGCATTTCTAGAGAACTGCAGTAGACCTGACTATGCAGCCATAGTAAAAGGTGGCGCAAGCGAAGCGTCGATGCGGCGGTTCGAGGAGTCGATGCGGTCGCTGCACCAGGGGACTCGCAAGAGCGGTCGCATGGTGACGATCAGCGGCGACATCACACTCTTGCCGCTGAATTTCCCCACAAAGGATCTGACTGGTCGAGATGAAATTGTAGAAGAGCTGGCCGCCGTGTTCGGAACACCAATTTCCATGCTGAAGGCAAATGATCCGAACCTTGCATCGGCTCAAGCGGGATATGCGATGTGGCGTGAGACCACTGTTGCTCCGATATGTCGCATGGACGAGGAGACCTTGAACAGTCGACTCCTGCCGATGTTCGGCATCCACGAGGATGCGTATCTCGCATACGACAATCCCGTTCCCGAGAACCGAGTCGCAGACTCTGCAGAGCGTGCAGTCGCAGTTGCCGGTGGATGGCGCACGCCAAACGAGGCACGGCTCGAGGAAGGCTACGAGGCACTCGAGACACCACACGCTGACATGCTCCATGTCAACGGTTTGCCGCTTGGTGGAGTGCCACCAGTCTCACCGTTTGGCGCACCTGCTCCGCTGCCTGCCTACGAAGCACCCGCACCTGCACCTGCACCAGTCGACGAGCCTGCGCAGTTGCCACCGACTGCAGAGGTTGAACAACCTGCAGCCAAGGCGTTGTCCGATGTCGACACGACACCGACTGACGAAATGGCACGAGAAGAAAAGATGGCGAATGCACGCATCAAGATCGCAGCGATGGAGGCGAAGGCGTGGGACGCAGTTTATCAACAACCAAAGATCGATGCGCTGCAGGCAGAACTCGATGCGATGAAGGACCGCACAAAGTCACTCGATGAGATCGTGACGATGCTCACCGAAGCACTCGGAGACGAGGCGTGAGCGACAAAGAAAAAATCAAGGCTGCAGTCAGCAAGTTGCGCAAGCGTGATCCTCGAGTGATCGCCATCCGCAACATGATTGCGCTGGCGAAGGCGAAAGGAACACCAGGCGAAAAGGGTCTCAACGGACTTGACGGAATGCGTGGTGCAGACGGCATCAACGGCATGAACGGCATCGATGGTCTGCGTGGTGCAGATGGTGCGCACGGCGCAAAGGGCATCGACGGATCGAAGGGCGAGATGGGCGCAGTCGGTCCGCAAGGCGACAAGGGCGAAGCGGGCATGATCTGGCGTGGCACATATCGCGGTGATATCGAGTACTGGATCGGCGATGTCGTGGGCGTGAATGGCTCTGCGTATGTGTGCGTTGCTGCGACCAACCAAGCACCACCAGTTGGCTTTGGTTGGGAGTTGCTCGTGAGTCGTGGTGCGCAGGGCATTCGTGGCATCAAGGGCGAGGACGGCGTAGCAGGATCAACCGATGCAGGCAAATTGACAGGTGCAACACTTGCAGCGAATGTCACGCAATCAAGTTTGACAAAGGTCGGAACGCTTTTAAATTTGACAGTCACAAACACGATCTCAGGAGGCATCGACGGAAATGCAGCAACAGCAACAGACGCGGCAAGCGCAACAACCGCACTTTTTGCAGGCACGGTCACAACTGCGGCGCAGCCGACGATCACCTCGGTCGGCACGCTGACCGCTGTCAACACAAGCGGCGTGATCACAGGCACGAACACAACTGCATCGACATCGTCGACGACAGGTGCAGTCATCATCGCAGGTGGCGCAGGCATTGCAAAGGACTCGTTTATCAACTCGCAGCGCATCGGAGTTGGACTGTTAGCAGACACGACAAACTTGGCAGTCGGTGTCAACGCTCTCGCTGCAACAATTGCGGGTGGAAACCACAATACAGCAATCGGATCAGGATGCGGACAAGCAATAACAAGTGGACCTGAAAATACTCTGCTTGGTTACGCAGTCGGATCTCTGATAACTACTGGTGGATACAACTGCGCAATCGGGACTACTGCGCTTAATCAGAATCAGAGCGGTAGTTTTAATACTGCCATGGGCTACGGTGCGCTTGAAAAAACAACCGCAAGCAACAACACTGCAGTCGGATTAGCGGCACTGCAGAATATTACGACAGGTGCGTTGAATACTGCAGTCGGTCGTGAAGCGGGATGTTTTCAAGCGGACGGAACAACCGCACTTACGACCGCAAACAACTCGGTCTATCTCGGTCGTGACACACGGGGAACGCAAAGCGATTCAAACTCGGTCGTGATCGGATATCAAGCGATCGGGCTCGGCGCAAACACGACAGTCATCGGCACATCGTCAACAACTGCGACAAAAGTTTTCGGCACGCTACAACTCGATGCGACCGCATTGATTTCCTCGACATCTGCCACCGCACTCGCAATCAAATCCGCAGTTCCCGCAGGAACAGGTGTCACGCCGACCATACAAGTCATCTGCCCATCGTCGGCAACTGCATTGACAAGTGGAACTGCCGCTCAAAATGTATTTTCTCCAGTTGGCTTTGACACGATCACTGTACAGGCTGCAACGACATATATGTTCGATGGGTTTTATATTTTGAAAACTGGCGCAACAAGTCACTTTACATCTATGAGTTTTGCATTGACAACTGCAACAATTACAAATATGACATGGTTTGTTCTAGGCACTGCAAATAATGGGGTAGGCGGGCAAGCCACATCACAAACTACAACTTTTTACAATTCTGATTCTGGTGGACAAATTATAGGTGCGAGTACCAATAGTCATACTCTCATCAAATTTGAAGGCATTATGAGAGTCAACGCTGCGGGAAGTGTTGTGCCTCAAATCACATTCAGCGCAGCACCAGGAGGAACGAACACACTTGAAATTGGCTCGTACCTTCGGTTTTATCCCATCGGATCAAACACTATTGACAGTGTTGGGACGGCAATCGGATGAGTCATGCCAAGTCCTGCCCATGTCTCAACTGCAAGTCTGCAAAGCCACCGCTATGGTGGATCGACTTCACCGCCGAGAAACAAGTCATCGTGAAGGACGGAATCAGCGAGACATTCGAGGAAACCGAGGCGCGCGCGGTTCGTGCATTCGCCGAAGGCATACAAGCCGACATCGACAAGGTGATCGAGGAAGTGTCACGAAAACTCTCTGCATCGATCCGTGCAGGTGACACGGTCACGCAGCGACAACTCGAGGAAGTCCAGGCGGCACTCAAGGCATCGCAGAAGAAACTCATCGACGATCTTGCGAACACGGCCAAGCCGTACGCACAAACAATCGCAGAGGCTGGATTCGATCAGGGCGCATCGTTGGTTGCTGGTGCGGCAGGATTGCCACCTGCTGGACCGAACGATCCACTCGGAGGTCTACTGTCCGGCAAGGCTTCCGAGTTCGTCGTCGAGGCGACCAACCGTGCAGCCATTCGCATGGCACGATCAGTCTCCGACTCGCTCGCAGAGCGTGTGTCAAATATCATTCGCATCGGCATCGAGGAGACAGCGACAGGCACAGATGTCATCGGGCTGCTCGAGGAAGCAGGCTTTGACGAGAACCGAGCACAGACGATCGCACGAACAGAGTCTGCTCGTGCATACACCGATGGACAGAATGCAGCGTGGGACGCAAGCGGAGTTGTGAAGGGCAAGACCTGGCTCGTGTCTCCGTATGCGTGCGAGTTCTGCGAAG